GGAAATGAAAGATGAAGATAGACGTTAAGAGTATATGGGAAGATGTAAAAAGGAATAAAGGGAAATTAGATAGTTGTTCTGGACCCCACGAATTTGTCCGTTCTAAAAATCAACCAGTTTATAGAAATGATATGATTTGCACTAAATGTCAGGGAACCCTTGATGTTATTAAATATCTATGGTACAAAAAAGGATTAGAACATGGGAGGAAGGAAAAATGTATGGAAAAGAATTGATATTGGATTTGCATGATTGTGACCCATCTACATTTACAAGAAAATCCTTAAAACAGTTTTTTATACGCCTTTGCGCTATTCTCCATATGCAGCGATGTGACCTCCATTTTTGGGATTATAAAGGTTTTCCAGAGGAGTATGAAAAGGCGGAGGACCATCTAAAAGGAACCTCAGCTATTCAATTTATATCCACCAGCAACATTACTATTCATACACTGGATGTACTTAAAAAGGTTTTTATCAATATTTTTTCGTGTAAAGATTTCAATCAACTCTCGGTTAAAGAATTTGCGGAATTTTATTTCAACGGTAAGGTAATAAAAGAAACTATGGTGGAGAGAGCATGAATACCGTATTTATCATTCCAACAGGAATCGGATGTAAGATTGGAGGCCATGCTGGAGATGCCACACCTGCATTTAAGTTAGTCGCTTCCATAAGTGACGTTGCAATTTGTCACCCTAATGTGGTGAACGCCTCTGACATTAATGAAATGCCCGACAATGCTTGGTATGTTGAGGGGAGTATTCTGGATAGATTTTTAGAGGGAGAAATCTGTCTGAAGAAACCGAGGAGCAATAAAATACTTTTGGTTGTCAACAAACCAATTACAAGTCTGACAATGAACGCGGTTAGTGCGGCAAGGCATACCATAGGATGTGAGATTGAGATATGCGAATTGGATTTCCCCTTTGAAATGTGGGGCAATTTCAATCCCGATGGGAGTGCTGGCGGAAGCCACTATGGAACGGCATCTTTAATAACACAAATAGAAGGTTATAATTTTGATGCTCTCGCTATTGCTTCGCCTATATATCTTCCAAAAGAAGTCAATTTGCACTATCTTCGCAATGGAGGAATTAATCCCTGGGGAGGTATCGAAGCGATTGTTTCAAGGCTTATTGCAACCCAAATAAACAAGCCAGTTGCCCATGCACCTATTGAAAATGAAGATCCTGAAATAGCAACCTTTGATGAAATTGTTGAACCGAGAATTGCCGCTGAAGTTTTATCGAGCGCATATATCCATTGTGTATTTAAAGGATTGCATAAGGCTCCGAGAATCAGTAAGACTGGATTGCATGTTAGTGATATCGATTGTTTGATAACTCCCTGGCAATGCTTTGGGCGTCCTCATCGAGCTTGTATAAAAGCAGGGATCGATATTTTAGGAGTAAAGGAGAATTCTACCTGTCTTGATATTGAACTGACTGAAGATGTTGCCTATTGGGTTGATAATTATGTAGAAGCTGTGGGTTGGTTAAAATGTAAAGGAATAGGGATTACTCGTTATTCCGTATCAGAGGAGTATAGAGATGAAAGTTAAGCTTCAGTTGAGGAAGTATAAGGATTCTCTCCAGAAGAAGGAAGATGAACTGGAAGAGAAGATTATGGATATGGGCTATCGTAACGGTGGCCAGGGAATGATATCTTGGGTTGAGGATTATGTCCACGTACCCATCTATCCATTAGGGAAAGCTATACAGGTTTGGTGTTCTGTCAAAGATTTGCCACGAGAAGTCCATCCTAAAACGAAAAAAAGTTATTGGACAATATGGGATAACCAGAAAGAGATATTAGAAGTTTGCCTTCGTATGGTTAACAACGAGTTTGTTTATCGGTTGATAGTTCTATGTTGGATGCGAGGTGAGGGGAAAAGTCTTCTTGCCTGCCTGATCCAGCTCTGGAAGTTCTTCAACTGGACACAACAGCAGATTGTCCTCGGTGCCAACAGCAAAGATCAGATTAAGTTTGTCCATTTCGATATTATGGCTGACATAATAAAGAACAGTCCCGAGCTGTACCAGATGATTGGGAACAAAAACATACAAGAGAAGGAAATTCGGTTAGTAAATGATCGTGGGCACATAAAATCGAAGATTAGGTCGATTTCTTCGTTCACCGGCATTGTTTCAAACATTACCGGCTATACATTCTCCGAAATGTTCGCAATGAAAAACCCGAAGTTTTATACGCAATTAGACGGCTCAACCCGAGCAATTCCGAACGCTCTTGGCGTAATTGACTCCACAGTTAGTGATAAATTGCACGTTCTGTATCAATTATACGACGGATACCGCACAGGAAAGACTACTGAAGTCTATTTCTCGCATAGATACTCCGCAGAGGGGAAAGTTGAGGATTATTGGAACCCAAACACCACAGAAACGCAATTGAACGACTATCGGGTTAAATTTCCTTTTGGTGAGTTTGAGCGATATTTTTTGAATACTTGGGATGCTGGAGTTCGCCAAGTCTTCTCTGAGGAGATGGTTGAGGAAATCGGTATTATTGGAGTAGACGATGCTTTGTTGAACCATTTTGATATACAACCCTTGCTTGAGAAGAAAACCGAGATGTATGAATGCATTGCGGAGATGAAAAGCAAGGGTTTGAGTCAAGCAGTTCCTGAGCTGGAGAACAATATTTATGATATTGTTTCTCGGATACGTCCTGTCGAATCTCTCTATACGTTAAGGAGTCAGTTCAACTCGCCTCGAATGGCTTCTATGGAAAACCTCAAAGACTTGACCGAAGTTTTCGATACTCATTTTGCTATTATAGCAGGCGTTGACTTTGGTGATCCTTATGCTACTCGGGGGTATGCCCGAACCATCTTAGTGATCGTTGCTAAAGGATTACCTGGAAGCAGATCGAAGCCTTTTATGGTAGTCACACCTGATGCTGCTCCTAAATATATTTATTTTGTTCTGCATGTTTTGGAAGAACCGGAACATTCTTTAGATGTGATCAAAGAAGAACTTGAGAAGATACATACCGAGTTTGATGGAATCGATGCTTTTTGCTCAGAGCGTTATGGTGTCTGGGATGTAGATAAATGGTGTGAAACCAGAGGGATTTCTTTTGAACCTATATTTCCTACGTATGACCGACAGAAAGAGGCTTTTGGAGTTGTCCTCAGAGTTGTCAATGAAGGGTTGTATAAAGCTCCGGGGTTATCAGTCTCTGGAACTAAATCTGAGGATATCCTGAAAGAGGAGTTCCCTGTGTTCAATCACGATGGAACAAAGAAGTGGTTTGGAAGTACAGAGAAAGAACAAAAATATGGTGTTCGTGACGATTTCATGTTTGCAAACGCCTGGTGCATGTATGGTGGAAGAAAGATCGGAATCGAGAAATTCAGAGAAAGAAGAGGTTTAATTACATTTGGTTCTTATATAGGAGCAACAGGTCTTGTAGGCAATTATCGATGAAAATAGAAAATAATTCTTGACAAAGGGAAATTTCCTCTATATGCTTAGAGCAACCCTATACAATATATTGAGTCTGGAATATGAATGATACACAATTTATCGAAGGATTAAAACAAGTTCCCGACGAAGTTCTTTCCAAAATAATGTTGTCAATGCCTTGGCAATATGATGTTGATACAAACACTGCCCGCGATCCTGACGGATTTGACCATCCCTTTGCAGCTGGAAAAGAAGATTCAGGAAATACCCGAGAGTTTCTCCAAAAAGTCTGCTGGAACAAATTTCAACAAAATCCTCAGATAAATACCGCAGTCCGAGGATTAGTTGGAAGACTCACAGGAGATGGATTTGAAACTTCATCCAGCATCTATAAAATCCAGAGAGAGATTGAAGGTGTTGAGTTAGATCCTCGAAATCGACTTTATAACTTTTGGCCCAAGTATGTAGGAAGATCAGTTATAGAGGGGGAACTGTTTCTAAGCGTGACCTTACACTCCGATGGATTCACTGAGATTGATTATATTGATCCTTCAACTATTGGAGATGGAGGAACTGAAGACTCTGGAATTATCTTTCATCCTCGAAAAACTCTCATGCCTTTGTTTTATAATATCGCTCTTGATGGTGGGAAGAAAGAACAAGTCCCATCAATCTTCATTGCGAGATATCCTGAGCTGATAGGTGTAGCTAAGAGCAGTAAAGAGTTTAAACCCTCATTGCAAGAAAAGAGCAGAAAAAAGATATATCAACCTTTCAGAGGATATTTTCGTTTTATCGTTTCGTGGGACAAAGGTTTTGTTACCCGTAGAGCAATCTCTTACCTGAGAACTACAATTCAATGGTTAAATCATTATGAGGATTTAAAGAAGTACGAGATCGACCATAAAAAATCATCGGGAGCTTATGCCTGGGTGTTCTCCTTTGATGATGTTGTGTCCTTCAGGTTATGGCTCAGTTTAAGTGATGAGGATAGAAAGAAAACCGCAGTAATGCAGAAAATGACTCCAGGAAGCAGATTGTTTTTGCCCCCAGGAATGACTCTTGAAGCAAAAAATCCGAGTTTGACGGCAATACGAGATCAAGACACAGATATTTTGCAGATGGTCGTAAGTGGTTTGAATGAGGGTTCGGATGTGACTACAGGAACACCCTCAGGATCTTTTTCTTCTGTTAAAGCAACAAGAGGACCCATGTCCGACCGTATTTCAGACGAGATCGCCTATTTCAGGCGATTCCTTCAATACGACTTCTGGGGTTCTATCTTCTTTTTGAAATCAACGATCAACAAATTCCCTGCTACTTTTAAAGTTACAGAGGCAATTGACTATAAAATTATTTCTAAAGTGGTTCCTGCAGACAAGGAAAAGGGAGAAGATTTTGCAGAAACCAAATATCACTCTGAGCCTATTTTTGAGGAAGTTGATCGAAGACCTGAGGAACTTATTGATATTTCTTTCCCTGTTTCTGAAACGACTGACTATGAGGGTCGAGCAAGAGCTTTCTTAGGTGTGAAGCACGGTCCTATAGCAGAAACATTAGGAGTTCCGAATGAAGACGTTTGCAAAAAGTTAGGCGGTGGAAACTATCGAAGGATGAGATTGAGAAAGGCTACAGAGGATCGAATGTTTCCGAAGCTTATATATAATGTAGACGCCGAGTCCTTACAAGAAAAGGTGGAGGCTGAGCCTCCTAAAGATAGAAAGACTGATACTAAAAAGACTGACACCAAAAAAGGGGGAAAAGACAATGGTTGATGTCGTTAAACAAGAGGTTTCAGGATCAAACAAGTTCTCGAAGGTTGTGGACAACATCGGTGGTTATTATAATTACAGCCTTGCAGGGACTTGGGTTGGAACTGTTACTCTTCAAAGGAGTTTTGATGAGGGGGATACTTGGAGAGATGTAGATTCCCATACCGCTAATATTGAGACTTACGGTATTGAACCAGGTGAAAATGTTTACTATCGATTCGGTTTCAAGACGGGAGAATATACGTCAGGACGGGTCGAAGGTCGGATCGAAGGGGGGAGGAGAAGATGACCACATTAAAAGATGCCCCAGAAAACAGAACGATTGAAACATACACGCAGGCGATTGACGATTATGCTGTTGATGGTCTTTCTGGTGTTGAGGACTCTCTTGCCTACAAAGTAGCAGAGATCGAGAAGCATATTCATAATCGGGAGTTTTGGTTAGGAGAACATGAAACCAGAAGTCTCGAAGACGATTGTGGGCAGATCAACACGATGGCTCCTTTTCAGACAGATGCCGGAGATGGGTCTGTTGATGATTACACCGTCGGTTGGGGTTCTCCTTTGTGTGTCATAGGAAGAAATGATCTTCCTGTAACCTCAGATGGTGTTAAGTTTGATTTACACCGAATTGTTGTAGTTGATGTTCAATCTACTGCGGACCTTAAATTACATAAGGTTCAGATCATATATGGCAGGGGAACTTTTGCTGAGGCGGTTGCTGCTGGTCAAATAACAGAGCTTGCTCCTTTTATTCCGTTGAGAGGTGGCGCTTTTACAGTTATGGATTTAATGATGCCCAGATGCTTATGTGGAGCTGACAAAGTTTGGGTTCGTCATTGGGTCGATGGGATAGACACAGGAACGATGGATTTCTTTGTAGGAATTCATGAGTATCCTCAGTTTACTACTGCAATTCCAACAACCACGACCACAAGTAGCTCCAGTACTTCAAGCACCTGTAGCACGATAAGTACCACGAGTTCGAGTTCAAGCACCTGTAGCTCCTCAAGTACCTGTAGCTCCTCAAGTACCTGTAGCTCCTCAAGTACCTGTAGCTCCTCAAGTACCTGTAGCTCCTCAAGTACTTCAAGCACCTGTAGTACTGCAAGTACCACGAGTTCAACCTCAAGTACTTCAAGTACTTCGAGTACAGCAAGCACGATAAGTACCACAAGTTCGAGTTCGAGTACTTCGAGTACTTCGAGTACCTGTAGCACGATAAGCACGACCTCAAGTACTTCGAGTACGGCGAGTACTTCAAGCACGATAAGTACCACAAGTTCGAGTTCGAGTACTTCGAGTACCCAGAGTTCA